TTATAAATTATCTAGTATATGAACCATATCTTCAAGCTCACTTTTATACATATGAGTATAAGTATTTAATGTTATAGATATATTACTATGTCCTAAATATTTAGATACAAGTGCAATACTTGCACCTTTGTTGATTAACAACGATGCACAACTATGTCTAAAATCATGAATTCTTATTTGCTTAACTTCTGCTAATTTACATGCTTTATTCTTAATAACTTGAATTGTTGTTTCTTTTAAAGGTATTGTATTACCAAAAACGAACCATCCATATTCAAAGTCAGTAAATTGTTTAGCATTATTATATATAATTTTAAGCGATTTTAAGACATTTTCAGGAATTGGTAATATTCTATTACTATTTTTAGTTTTAGGTGGAGAAATAGTGTATATTTCTCCTTTTATTTTGCTTGTTAATGTTTTACTAACACTCAAAGTTTTATTTTTAAAATCAATATCATTCCAATTAAGAGCCATACATTCTCCTTGTCGTAACCCCATAAAATATAACACTTGATAAAAAACTTTATATTCAAACTTATCAACCTTATTTATAAACTTTAAGTATTCATCATATGTAAAGAATAACATTTCTTTCTTGATACCATTAATATCTTTAAATGGTTCAATATGTTTTAATAGTGCAATACTTGTTGAATAATATTTATTTGAAAATTTGATTAGTCTAACGAATAATCCCTGAACTTTATTACAGTACATAACACATAAGTTATTATCCTTTAGTTTATTTTTAAATAATTGATAGTGATTAACATTTAAATCATTCATTTTAACATTAGATAAGAATTCTAAATAAGAACAATACTGTACTGAGATCTTATTAAGTGTTTGTTTTCTTACTCTTTCTATTTGATAATTATAGTATTCTTTCCAAATTTGTCCTAAAGTTAATACAGAAGTTGTTGTTTCCTTTTGCATTATTTTTAATCTATATAATGATTCCTCATTAGTTGCATCTTTAAGTGATTTATATTTTTTAGAAGTATAATCATGTGTAACCCCTAATATATCCTTATATTTAATTCTAAAAAAATACTGTCTTCCATCTTTCGTTGGAATTTTACTTTTATAAACTGCCATTTTTTACCCCCCATTATATGTTTACATTTTTATATAAAACTGCTATAATGTAGGTACATAAAAAGAGAAAGCCTGACTAGTTTTTAATTTTTATGTACACTACTTATAGTGTTGATTCTGTATGCCAGTACAGAATCTTTTTTATTTGTCTTTTTTAAGTATTATAAAATTTTTATTAGCTTTTATAAATTCTATGAAACGATTGTAATCTTTCTTTGTTAAAAATTCATTTTTACTCAGGAGATTATTTTTTTTCAAAATAATTTCCAATAGTTTGACTTCATCATAGTCATCATAATTATACAAGTCTTCATATATTGGTTCGGGTATATTATCAACTTTTTTATTTTTTTCTGATTGATACCCAATTAAATACATAACATCGCACCCGAAAAGAGAAGAGCATTTAAGTAATAAATCTATACTTGGCATATTTAGACCATTTTCCCAATTAGCAATATTGGACCTACTAGTATTAAGTCTTTTTGCTAGTTGTTCTTGTGTCAATCCTAATCTTTTTCTTTCAATGGCAAAAACATTATTTTTCATTATATACTCACCTCCCACATTTATATAATAACACATTTTGACATTTTAACAAACATTTTTTTAAAAAAGATATTGACAGTAATACTGACATTATGTTAAGATTAAACTACGAAAGGAGAGTTGAATGAGATATTTGTTAATTAAAAAAAGAAAGATTAAAAAACTTACTCAGCAAGAAATGGCGGATAAATTAAATATAAGCAGAAGTACATATTGTGCTTATGAAACTGGCAAAATTGACCCACCATTAAAAATTGCAACCAAGATAAAAGAAATATTAAATTATAAAAACGATAATATTTTTTTAAAAACAAATGTCAGTGAAACTGACAAAAAGTAGGAGGGAATATGAGTACAGGTGTACAGATATTGTTAATAATTTGTATAACATTAATCATTCTTGCTTGGCTGGGCAAAGATGATAAAAATTAAAAAAACTAGTCAGGAGAAAAAATGAAAACGAAAGAAGAAATATTAAATCAAACATATGTAACAGCTAGTGATATGAAAATGTTATTTCCAACAATAGGAAGAAATAAATGCAATCAGTATATTAAGGAAATGAGAAAAGAAATGCTGGATAAAGGTTACTTTGTTCCGAATTCAGTTCCACTACTGGCACATATAAAAATATTTAAAAAGAAATTCAATTTATAAGGAGAAAAGATAAAAATGGAAAACATAAACGAAGAATCAACATTTATAGTTCCCACAGAAGTATTAAAAGAAAAAATGAAAAAAGCAATGCTTTTGGATGAATTAAAAGAAGAAGAGGAAGTAAGAGAAAGAGATAGTAAGAAAACATTACTAATATTAGGATTTATATTTTCAATATTATTAACTATCTCAATATGTCAATTATTCTTAATAAAAAATGTTAAAGAAAACGAAAAAACCACAACAACATGTCGTGGAGGAATTATAGAAGTATGTGTAACAAAAAACAAATAAAAAAGAAAAGAATAAATAATTAGCACAACTTAATCTTTTCTACACAAATTATAGCAAAAAGTAGAGAAGAAATCAATTAGGGGTTTTGAATTTGACAAGGAGGAATTTTATGAATAAAAAAACCTTGTTCTCAAATAAAAGAAACTTACAGCTTCTGGAGGAAATATATGAAAGATAACTTTTTATTAAAAAAATCACATCAAGAAATATTTAATGAGTTATCTAAAGAAGAAGCTGGAGAATTAATTAAAGGTATTTTTCAATATGTAAATACTGGAGAAAGTGGACTAAGTGGTGTATTAAATGCAGTATTTATTCCAATTAAAAACTTCATAGATGAAAATGAAAAAAAATATCAAGCTATATGTGAAAGAAATAAACAAAATGGATTAAATGGTGGAAGACCTAAAAGGGAAGAAAAAGAAGAAAACCCAAAAAACCCAGTGGGTTATTCTGAGTTAGAAAATGAAACCCAAAAAACCCAAATGGTTATTTTGGACCAAAATCCTCATATATCATATATCACTAATAATATAGATAATAATTTAGAAGAGATAGGGTATGGGGAAGAGAAACCTTTATTAGTTACCGGCGAAGCTGGTTCACTGGTGGAGATAACTAAAAAGGTAATAGAACATTTAAATACAACAACAAGTGCAAAGTTTAGGAGTTCCAGCAAAGCAACACAATCTAAAATCAAAGCACGATTGAACGAGGGTTATATACTCAACGACTTCATAGTTGTTATTGATAAAAAATATAACGAATGGAAAAATACAGAATTTGAAAAGTATTTATGTCCTGAAACTTTATTTGGTACTAAATTTGAAAAATATTTGAATCAAAGAGAAGTTAAAAAGAACGAAAAAAGAGAGGAGAATGATTTCTGGAAAAATGACTAAGGAATTATTTAAGCAACTTTGTTCCAATTATGGAAAAGATTATAACGAAGAAAAGATGATAGAACTTTATAAGTGTTGGAATGAAGCTTTAAAAGAATTTGATTCAAAAACAGTTGAACAAGTTGTAAAAGGAATTATGATGGTTGAACCTTATTTTCCTAATTTAGCAAAAATTACTAAAGAACTAAGAAAGCAACCTGAATGGTTAGGAAAAGAAATTGAATCAGAACCCATCAATGAAGAATCTAAAAAAATAGATGAAGAATTTAAAGAAACATTAGAAGAATTTAGAAAATGGGAGGGAATTTAATATATGGCTGAAAAAAAGAAAACATACAATTTTGGAGAGAAAAAAGAAGAAAACATCAAAGGAATTAAAGTTCCAGTTGAATTTCATACTCCAAAATTTAAAGAAGCAAGAGATAAAGCAATAGAACTTTTAGAATCAGAAAAATATAAGAATGTTCTAAAAGAAAGTGATTTTTGGATTTTAGTTAATACATATGCAAATAAAACAAAAGCTATGTATTCCGGATTGATCTTAAGCCATGATGGTTGCTTAAAAATAAACGATGCTTTAGAAGATAAATTAAAATTTAAACCGGAGTGTATTTCAATAGATAAAGAGGGATACAATGGTTCACTAGTCTATATATACAATTGCAAAGAGCAAGGATTATATGAGGTTGGAGAAGTTTCTAATAGAAATTGTCAAAATGATTATCCTTATGCTATGGCATTTAAAAGATGTTTTGATAGAGTTGTACTTAAAAATAGTAGAATTGCTTATTCTGGAATTTATAGTGATAGTGAAGCAGATGATTTTAAAGAAACAGATGAACATAAAACTACACAAACAGATGATGAGAAGAAAGTAACTAAAAAGACTGTTGCAAAGACTGAAAAGAAAGAAGAAAAACCAAAAGGCTCAGAACTTCCAATTCAGGACTCACAAATTGAAATAATCAAAAAAATGTACACAGCACAAGAACTTATCCCTTATATGAAGAAATATAAAAAGGTTAAATTAACAGAATTATCACTTATAGAAGCAAGTGAATTAATTAAATTAAAAACCATACAAAAATAAGAAAGGAAATTAAGAAAACATATGAATAATCAATTAGTAACAATTAACGAAAATAAAGAAATAACAATAGATAAGAAATGGATTAAACAATATAGAGAATTTAAAAAATTGCAATTAACAATGGAACTTGCAGAAAAAGAATTTAAGGAGCAACTAAAAGAAGCAATGGAATCAATTGGAAAAGATTCATTAATAAAAGATGGATTTTCAGCAAAGATTAAAGCAGGTTATACAACAAAGAAATTTGATTCAGCAAGATTTAAAAAAGAATGTCCTGATATTTATGAACAATATATAAAAGAATCAAGTGTATCAAGTTCAATATCAATAGAAGTTGAATAATGATAGATTTCTTAGAAGAACCACATATCTACTTAGTTGATGGAGTAATAACACCTAGTGTTAGTGAAATATTACATTTCATATTTCCGGAGAAATATAAAAATGTTTCAAGCTATATTCTAAACAAAAAAGCACAATATGGAACAACAATACATCAATCAGTGGAAATGTTAGAAAACAACTTAAAAACAATGTCTATTGAAGAAGCATTTAATGTTACTGTTCAAGCATTAGATATGAATTATATACAAGAAGTTAGTTTACATCAATACCTAAAACTAAAAGATAAATATCAAATAGAAGTTATAGAACAGGAACAAATGATACATTTTAAAGATTATTATGCAGGTAGATTTGACATGATAGCAAGAATAAAAAACAATTTATGCTTGTGTGATATTAAAACAACAGCTGAACTTGATGAAGAATATTTAAGTTGGCAATTAAGTTATTATGAAATGGCTGTTGGTAAAAAATTTGATAAATTATATGCTATTTGGCTACCTAAGAAAGATATAGGACAAGTAGTAGAAATAAAAAGAAAAACAAAAAAAGAATTAATGAAAAAATTAAAGGAATTTATGGAGGAAAAAAATGTTTAAATTTGAAAAAGAAAAAAATAAAGAAAATTATAAAAAACATATGGTAGAAAGTGAATTAATGATGAAAATAGTACCATTGATAATATCAGAAGAAATGAAACAGGGAAAACATTTAGAAGACATAATTAACAATATACTTCTAAATGAAAAAGATTCAAAAGAATTAGTTAAATCAATTATAGGCGAAAAATGTACAGATAAGAAATATCAAGTAGGAAAAGTTGGTACAAAACTTGCTATCATTAGTGCTTGCAAAGCATTAAAAGTATTAATAAAAACTGAAGCAGGAAGAAATGAATTTGCAAATTTTATTATTAAAACTGGAAATGAATTAAAAGAAATAAAAGGAGATTTTGAAGATTATGAATAGTGTTAATTTAATTGGAAGAATAACAGCTGATCCAGAACTAAAAACTTTATCTAGTGGAGATAAAAAGTATGTGAGATTCACTCTTGCAGTAGATAGAGGAATAAGTAAAGAAGACAAAGAAGCAGGAAAACAAAGTGCAGATTTTATTAATTGTATTGCTTGGGAGGGCAGTGCAGAAATAATATCTAAATATGTAAAAAAAGGAAATAAATTGGGTGTAACTGGAAGAATCATAACAGGTAGCTACGATAGAGAAGATGGTTCAAAAGCATATACAACAGACATTAGAATAAATAGAGTAGAGTTATTAGAAAGTAAGCCAAAAGATGATAGACCAGAACCTGAATATGATGGAGTAGAAGAATCAGTAAAAGAAAGTGGAACTTCATTTGAATCATTAGGGGAAGAAGTAGTATTAACAGATGACCAATTACCATTTTAGTGGTACACCACTTAAATTGATTCAGGTACTATATGAATTTCCAAAAGATAAAATATTTGAAATAAAAGAATTTAAAGAAACAAGAAACAAAATTCAAAATTCAAAGTATTGGAAATTACTTAATGAACTATCATTAGTTTTAAAAATTGGAATTGAAGAATTACACTTTGAGATGTTAAAAAATTATTCAGTAAGATATGAAATTCTAGTTCCAGAAAGTCAAGTATTAAGAGGTATCCAGTATTACGAAAAAAAATCTACTATACAAGCTGAAGATGGAAAAAGATTCACAGTATATCATGTTTACACACCATCTCATGAATTAAAAACTGATGAATTTGCAATTTTATTGAATGGGCTTTGTGAAGAATGCAAACAGCAGGGAATAGAAACACGAAGCCCTGATGAAATACAAAGAGATGAAAAAATAATTAGTTAAAACTTGGAGGGATTTTATGAATAAACTTATAAAATCAGGGGAAAAGGTATTGAAAAAGATTAAGAAAAGTAATCTAGTAAAATTATTTAATTTTAAAAAAGAAGTAAAGTCATTAAATGACAAAATAACAACACTAGAAGAAGAAAAGAAAAAATTAAATGATCAAATTATTTCTATCAGAGCTGAAAGAGATAATTATAAAAGAGAAGTAGAGAAAGTATCTACATTAGAAAATGAGTTGGATAAGTGTAAGACATCTTTAAATGAATCTGATATTCAAAGAAAAGAATATGAGGAAAAGTGTGTTGAATTAACAAATGATTTATTTCTAAAACAACAAGAACTTGCAAGAGTAAATATTCAAAAAGAAGAATATGAAGCTGAAATAAAAGATTTAAAGAGTGATAGGTATCTATTAAAGAAAATACCATCTGGAAGACCTAAAAGTACAATAAAAACAAAAATCTCAAAGCCAATGTCTCATAATGTAACAAAATTTATGAGAAATGAGCATGAGTAATAAAAAAATAATAGAAAAATAAGGAGATAAAAAATGAAAGAAAATAATAAAATTGAAAAAAGAGAAAGAACAAAAAAGATAATAGCATTAGCATTAATTTGGGGGTTATGTATTTTAGTATTATTTATACCAAAAGGAAATTTAAAAACTTATCTATTTGGTTTACAAAATGGAATTGCAATATTATGCATAATAAATTTAATCATTGATATGATAGGTTTGAGAAAAGAAATAAAAGAATTAAATGATGAACTAGAAAAAGAATTTATGAAAATGATAGTTCTAAATGAAATAGGTAATTTACTTGATTCATTAGAAGAATTAGCATCAAAGATGGAAGAAGCACAAAAAGAAGAAGTAAACAGTGAAGACAAACAAGAAGATGCAGAACCTAAAAAAGATATAAGTAATAAAAAGACAAATAAAAAGAAAAGAGTAAATAAAAAAGCTTCACACAAAGAGGAATAAAACTTATGAAAAATGAGGTTGAAAATTCGCATAGGGGGGGGAGAAAGCCCCTTAAAATAGAGTTATTTAATGATCATTTTGAAAATGCAAAGAGATATGGTATTCAACATGCACAACTAATAATAGCAGATATTCCATATAACTTAGGAAACAATGCATATGCAAGTAATCCTCAATGGTATATTGATGGAGATAATAAGAATGGAGAAAGTAATCTAGCTGGTAAAAGTTTCTTTGATACAGACAATGATTTTAAAATCAATAATTTCTTTGATTTCTGTACTAGGTATTTAAATAAAGAACCTAAAAAAGCAGGAGAAAGAGGAAAATCAAGTAATGCACCAGCTATGATTATCTTCTGTGCATTTGAACAAATACAAATGGTCATTGAAGAGGGAAAAAAGCATGGATTAATGAAATCATATCCACTTATATTCGTTAAAAATTTTTCAGCACAAGTTTTAAAAGCAAATATGAAAGTAGTTAATGCATGTGAATATGCTGTTGTACTTTATAGAGATAAATTACCTAAATTTAGAAACATAGGAGCAGATGGAAAAGGACACATGGTATTTAATTGGTTTGAGTGGGAAAGAGATGGAAAAGATATTCCAAAGATACATCCTACACAAAAGCCAGTAAATGTATTAAAAAGATTAATTGAAATATTTACAGATGAGGGAGATGTTGTTATTGATCCAGTTGCTGGAAGTGGAAGTACACTAAGAGCATGTATGGAGCTTAATAGAAGTTGCTATGGTTTTGAAATTAAGAAAAATTTTTATAAAGAAGCAAAGGAAAAAATGCTAAGAAATATTAAAGTTCAACAAACTTTATTTTGAAAAAAGGAAATAATATGAAAGATTTTATAATAGAAAAATTAACAGAATTAATCATCAAGCAAGATGAACTTGATAAGAAAAATGGTGTTGAGTATATAAAGAAAGTAGATACTTATAGAGATTTGATTAGATTTGTTAAAGAGTTCTGGGAGAATTAAATATAGAAAGAAAATGAGGTTAAATAATGGAAATATATGCAGGTAAAAAAGTAAAGGTTAAAAGAAATTTAAAAGCCAATGAAACATATGGTGGAACATATTTTTATGAAAATATGAAAAAATATTGTGGAGGAATTGTAACAGTAAGTACATATCCAGATAATGATAATGAAGTTGAAATTGAAGAAGATGATGGGGATAATTATTGGAATGTTGTTATGTTTACAGAAATAAGAGAACCTAAAGAAGAATTAAATAATAATGGTACTCAAGAAATTGTTGAATCATTAGATAAATTAAGAGAAGAAATAAACAAAAGAACAATGTATGATGATGCAATCAAAGAAAATATTATGAATAAAGTTAGAGAAATTCCAGTAAAAGAGTTATCTGATGAGTTATACAAAGATATTGATAAATATATAAAAGAAAAATATGGGGTATTACCAAAAAAGATAGAACTTATAAAAGATAATACATCAAAAGCTACTATTACAGGAATATTTCATAATAAATTTGAAGATATAGTAAAAATAGTATCAAAAGGTGTTCCTCTTATGCTAACAGGACCAGCAGGAGCAGGAAAAAATTATACTCTTGAACAAGTAGCTAAAGCTTTAGAACTAGAATTTTATTTTACAAATGCAGTAACACAAGAATATAAATTAACAGGTTTTATAGACGCAAATGGAGTATATCAAGAAACTCAGTTCTATAAAGCATTTAAAGATGGTGGGCTTTTCTTCTTAGATGAAATAGATGCAAGCTGTCCAGAATCATTAATTGTTTTAAATAGTGCAATTGCAAATAATTATTTTGATTTCCCTAATGGAAGAATAAATGCTAATAAAAATTTTAGGGTTGTATGTGCAGGAAATACATATGGTACAGGAGCAGATATGGTTTATGTCGGAAGAAATGTATTAGATGGTGCTACATTAGATAGATTTGCTGTAATTGAATTTGAATATGATAATGAGGTGGAAAGACAATTAGCATTTGATGATGAATTATTTAAATTTATTCTTGCATTGAGAAGTGCTATAAAAGAATCATCTTTAAGATATATTGTTTCAATGAGAGCAACGATTAATGCAACAAAACTATTAGAAATAGGAATGAGCAAAAAAGACATACTTGAAAGTGTTATCATAAAAAACATACAAATAGATGACTTAAATACAATTATAAGAAAAATAACCAATGAAAGTAGTTGGAAGAGAACATTAGAGGAAATTATTAATGCAAGAAGTTCATAAAAATAGCTGTTATATAAATGTATTTGAAAATATAACAGAATTATCTAATTATATAACAAAAAGAAAGAGAAAACCTGGTAGAAGCAACGATAGTGAAAATACTGGTGATTTTCATTTCTATGGAACTAATTCATTTGAAGAATCAATAGAATTATTAAAATATGGTGATGAAGAATTATATAAAAAAGTATTAGAAGAAAAAAATAATATAAAAATAGATAAAATGTTAGGAAATTCAAGAAAAAGACAAACATATGAAAATAATGTGTATGGTTGTGTTCCTAATGTTCCAGCATATTTAAAAGGGAATCCTGTTAATATGATTAATAATGTTAAAAATGTTCCATCCCATAAGATAATTAATATTTTCTTGAATATAAGAGTGAGTGCTTTTGTTGATATAGAAGATGTTATAAAAATAGGAACTAAATATCTTAGCATAATTGATCTACTAGAAAAAAATGGATACAGATGTAATTTATATAGTGGAGTAGCAAACTCTGGGCATTCTGAATATTCATATATGTTAGTTAAAGTAAAAACAGATAAAGAACCATTAAATCTAAAAAAAATATGCTTTACAATTGCAAATGCAAGTATGCAAAGAAGAATTAAATTTAAATGGATGGAAGTAAATGATTCAAGAGAAGATATGACAAATCATGGGTATGGAAGACCGGATAATGAAAGTCATACTAAAGATGTTCTAAAACAATATTTAAAAGAAGAATTTATCATATGGACATATGAACGAGATAACAATTCAAAAACAGTAGAAGAAATAATAAATAATTTAAAAAATTATGGAATAAATTTGGAGGTATAAATGATAACAGATAAAATACTAAAATCTAATGGTTATAAAAAGTATCGTGATCTTCTTTATAATGCTAAATGTTTATTTCAAAAAAAGATTGTAGATGAACATGGTATTAAATATTTTATTTCATTCTACAAGTATGATTACAACCCATATAAAAATCAAACAGAATATGAAATTAGAGTTTATAATCAAGCAGAAAAATATAGTTTTGAATGTTTATGGTATGCAATTACATATGAAATGACAGTCAAAGAGATAGAAGAAGAAATAGAAGATGTATGGAAGAAAATGGGTAGCCATTATTATGAAAGGTGGGATTAATATGTTAGAACTCAATGTGTATGGAGAAGTAGAAAATTCAAAAAATAATTATAAAGATATAGCTAGCATCTTATCAAAAAACAGAACAATTGGTATTGGCTGGACTGATGGAAAAGATTTACATTTTGATATTTTATTTAAATATGGATTAGATTATAAAATAGGAACATTTCAAAGAGGAATTAGAAGTGATTATTTATTTATAAGTATAATTGGTTGGACTAGTTATGGTTTCAGAGCAGATTCATTAAAAGATTCTAGCTACATTATAGAAAAATTAGGAATAAATGGTAAAGCTGGTGAAAAATTAGCAGAATTAATAAATGGAATTATAAAGGAATTATCTTATTATGAAAATCAATCACTTATGATTTAGGTGATAGTAATGTTAGAGATTAAAGATATAGATACTTTTACATTACATATTGAAGATGGCTATCTGTGCTGGGATGTGAAATTAAAGGACGATATTATATATCAAATAAAATATAGAATTGAAAAACATAAAACACTAGCAGGGAATATGAGTAAGAGGAAAATCTATTTTATAAGAAAAAATGAAGAAGAATTAATATTTGATGATGAAGTCAAAAAAATGTTTAATGCATTTAAAAGACCATATATCATAAGTGGAATTTAGAAGGGAAGCGATAGTAATGATACAAACTGATAAAGGACAATTCAAATTAAAATTTAAAAATGGTTACGAAATAAGCATAATAAATGGCTTTGGAAGTTATAGTGAAAATAAATTTAAATATGAATTATTTATGCCATCTAAGAATTCATTTGAAATTAAAAGTAAAGATTGCGAAATAGCAATTATTTATAAAGGAGATTTTGTAACAAAAAAATTTATTGATTGTGGCGATGATGTGTTAGGGTATATAAGTTCAGATGAACTAGCAGATATTATTTATAGGGTAAAGAATTATGGAAGCAAATAAAACGAACAAAAGATAAAATTATTAAGTATAAAGTTATGGGAAATAATGATATTAAATTTTTTATAAATGGAGATGATCGTGATGTTAAACTCAAAAAGAAAGATGAGAAAGATAGAGAAAGGAAATAATAATCATGAGTAAAAAAACAATAGTATTTGATTTTGATGGAGTAATACATATAGGTTATAATGGCTGGAAAGATGGCTCAATATATGGAGTAATAGATACTAATTTAATTGATTATATTAAATTTTTAATGAAAGATTACTATATTGTTATTTCAAGCAATAGACCTGCTAAACAAATAGTTGATTATTTAAATAAAATGAATTTGGGTATCACTTTTGAAGTATTCAATAAAGATTTGCAAGACAATATGTATTGGAAAAAGGATACTGTAATAGGCGTAACAAATGAAAAAGCAATAGGTATTTTATATATTGATGATAGAGGTTATAGATACAATGGATTAGAAAATCTTAAAAAATTTATAGGTGATAATAATGAAAACAATAGAAGAAATTAGGAAAACTCCAAATTTATTTATTGAAGCAGAGGCAGAAAATGATGGTATCGGGGGGAAATATTATGATAAATATAGCGGTAAATATTTAAATTTTATATTTAGCTATCAATTAGGTTGGGAACATTTATCGGTAAGTATGCCTGGTAAAACTCCAACATGGGATCAAATGTGTGTGATGAAAGATATATTTTGGAATAAAAATGAAACATGTGTTGAGTATCATCCAAAAGAAGAAGATTATGTTAACAATCATAAACATTGTTTGCATATATGGAGACCAACAGAGCAGGAATTACCTACACCACCAAGCATATTAGTAGGTTTTAAAAATGATGCTCAAAAATATATGGTTTTAAAGAACTGTAAAGAGCTAGGAATAGAAATAAATAAATGGAAATATAACAAAAGAGAAAGGGAAAAACAAAGCAATGGATGATGATACTTTAGGAGATTATTGGAGAGATGTAAAACCCATATTAAAACAACAAGCACAAGAAAAAAGAGAAAATTGTTTTAATGATAGATTAGAATATGCAAAGAAAAAATTTTTTGAAAATAATATACCTTTTAAATTATGCAATGTAAGTAATGGACACTTTAATCTATATTGGGGTAAAAATGTAATTATGAGTTTCTGGAGTTATACAGGTAAATTATATATCCCTAGTACAGGGTTTAGTGATAATGTGGGCATTAATAGTTGTATAAAACGATATAAAAAGATAATTGGGAGGATTGTATGAAAAAATTTGAAGATAAAAGTTTAGTAGAAATATTAGCAATGATTATTATATTTGCAATTATGTTGCTAATGATTTTAGGAGTGTTAGGAGTGATTAGATAATGAAAAAGATATTAGTATTAATAGGATTAACAATAGTATTACTAACTGGTTGTACGAGTGCAGAAACAGTGTCATACAACATAAGTAGAGAAAGTGATGAGTTCAAAGTAAAAAGAAGAATCACATTTGTTAATTTAAGAACTGGTGATTACTTATTCACAATGACTGGTAAATGTTCTATACAAGGTGGTAGTAGTGATTTAAATAGTGAATTAGAAGTTGTTTGTAGAATAGGAGAGGATAAGTATCAAAAGCATATGTTATATCTAGCAGAAGAAACAACTTATGTTGTTGAGCAACTAGAAGATTCTGATGTATCAAGATATGATTATGAGTTTATATTTAGACCAGAAGCAATAATTCCTGTTGAGATTAAAACACAAGTGGGTGATTAAATGAAATTAGAAGATTATAGCAAATATTATATACAAGGTTCAGACCACTACTTAATACCTAAAGATGTATTTAAAGAATTGTTTTACGAAATGGTTAGTTGGAGAGATGAATCTGAAAAATTAAAACAAGAAAACAAAGAACTAAAAGAAGAATTAAAATATAAACCAGATACTGAAATAACATTACAAGATGATAAAGGTAATAAATTTGCTTTAATTCAAACTGAAAGAATAAATGCACAAGAAAAATTAAACAAAACTATTGAAAGACTATTTAATAATTGGAATAAGTTAAAAGAAAATTTGATAGATGATATAAATTATTGGCAAGAACAAGAAAAAGAATGGATTAAATTAGGATTTATGAAGTTTGGTGGAGAAGCAAATAATAAAATCATCTTTAAAAAAGTTCTAAATAAAATGCAAGAACTAGAACAAAGGAGCATTGAAAAATTAGATGAAACCAGTATTAATGTATGATTTAGAAGATAATTATATTTGTGAATTTAAAAATTATAAAGAATGTGCAAAGTATTTTTTGACAACAACGAAAGTAATAGCATGTTATATATGCAGAAGTAGAAAAGGAATAATAGATAAAAAATATGATAAAACATATAAAAGATGGGTAAGACTTTTCAAAGAGGAAAAAGAAATAGAAGAAAGTGAGGAATAGAATAATTGAAAGAACAAAGCATAATAAAAGCTTGGGATAAATTAAATGAGATCAATAATAAAATTGAATTAAAAACTACACTTTTAGCAACAAAAACCGGAATAAAAAGTAATAGACTAAAAGAAATAATGGTACAATGTTCATTTGGAAATAATGATGCCTTTATAAATAGCATTATAGCTAGAAATGAAATAGGAAAAGAATTAAGAAAACTTTATATTTCAAAAAATGCATATGAAACTTATATTTATAAAGAAATAGAGAGAACAAAATTATCAACACCTGCACTTTGTATAGCATTCTTAAAAGAATATAAAAAATTAACTTGGAGAAAAGTTGCTAAGGAAATGAAATATTCAATAGCACAGTGCAGAAGATACTATGATGAGTATCTTGGAAAAACACCTAAAGATAACACTTGGATAAAGGAATGAGCAAAAATGAGCAAATTTTATAATTTATTCCCTGTAAAATGGGAAGTAAAAAATTAAAAATGAGCAAAAATGAGCAACTGGACTATGGTATAATTAGTAAAATGGAATATTTATCAGTGTGAGGTAATATTTCATATATAGCTAATTTATTAGCGAAACCTGCGATATGCATTGGTTTAACCGAGAAGACTCATTTAATGGGTCTTTTTATTTATTGAGGTATATATGAAGCTAATTAAGAAAAACATTGAAGAATTGAAGAGAGCAAAGTACAATCCTAGAAAAGCATTAGTACCTAGTGATAAAGAATATCAGAGAATCAAGAACTCAATAGAAAACTTTGGATATGTTGAACCAATAATAATTAATAGTGATAATACTATTATTGGAGGACATCAAAGATTAACAGTGTTAAGAGATATGGGCTACACTGAAGTTGAAGTAATTGAAGTAGATATTGATAAAACAAAAGAAAAAGCTTTAAATATTGCACTTAATAAAATTACTGGTCAATGGAATGAAGAAAAATTAAATGATCTATTATTAGAATTAGATAGTGATGGTTTTGACATTTCATTAACTGGTTTTGAAGAAATGGATATTGATTTTGGAATTGATGATGAAGAAGAAAAAGTAAATGAGAGAGAAAGAACTAATTCAGCATATAATTTAGAATTATTTAATCCGGATTTATGTGATGGTTATTATCAAATACCAATAATAGAAAATGATAATTATATTCCAGATGATTTAATAGGGTTTAATTATGCTAAAACAAGCAAAGAAAAGAATAAAGGTATTCACTTCTACTTAGATGATTATCAATTTGAAAGAATATGGAATAGCCCAGAAGATTATATTGATATATTAAGTGAATATGATTGTATATTAAGCCCAGATTTCAGCTTATATATGGATATGTCAATGTCAGTAAAGATATGGAACATATATAGAAGTAGATTAATAGGGCAATATTATCAACAACATGGAATTAAAGTGATACCTACTATAAGCTGGGCTGAAAAAGAAACATATAAATTTTGTTTTGCTGGAATTCCAGAGGGTAGCATAGTAAGTGTTTCAACAATAGGTGTAAAAAACAGCAGTGAAGCATTAAAAATATGGAAATCCGGGATGGATGAAATGATTAAGAGAATCAAACCATCAGCAATATTAGTGTATGGTGGAAAATTAGATTATGATTATAAAGATATAAAAGTAATTTATTATGATAATAAGGTAACAGAAAACATGAAAGAAATAAAAGTGAGGAAAGATGTGATACAACATGAAGATTAATATTCAATTATTTGGGGGTAGAGGAGCTAGTAGTGGAATAAGTGCAAATGGAAAAGTATATGGTACTGAGTTCACAACATTATATCAAAGTGAAAACATTAAATTTATTAGATACAATGATTCAACAGCTTCAAAGTCCCCAATGGAAACAATGACTAAAGGAAGAGTATATGCAACCATTGATAGTGATAATGAAGTTAAATATGTTACTTATTACAATAACAAAGGAAAAAGAATAAAACAAATAGATGTTACAGGAAGACCTCATAAAATAAATGGGAAGTTAGTTATTCCACATACTCATAAAGGATATTATCATGATGAATATGGAACAAAAGAACTATCGCCTAGAGAAATAAAAATGGTTGAAAGAGTATTAAAAACATGGTATAATTACACACATGGGAAGTAGTTTAAGAGTGAGAACACTGTTATCAGAGGTTACGGTTGAACTCCGTACTCCCTAAAAGACACTTAATTGTGTCTTTTTTAATTGCTTTAAAAAAGGAGTAGATAATATGAGCATAAAAGAATTTGATTCACTACTAAAAGGAAATAATGCAATAAGAATTAATGAAGAATATATCATATTTAATGATTATGAATTATATTCTTTTAAGAGTGAGATTTCAAAAAAATATAAAAGTATTGATGAATTATTAGAAGCAAATGAGCTTATAAAAGAAATAATTTTAAATACAAAAGAATTTAAGCAAGAATATGATGGTGGAAGAGGTTCTTCTTCAAGTAATGGTCCTATGGGTGGTGGATTTAATCATGCAAGAAGTGGAAAAGAGAATAATAAAGTATTATATCCAGCTGAATTTAATACAGGAGTAAGATTTAATAGTTTTGAAGAAGCACAAAGAAAATTTGAAAAAAGGTATTCTGATTCTGATATAGAATATGGAATATCAGTTGATGAACAAGGATTTGTACATAGACATATTCAGGGTGGAAAAACAAGTGTTGCAATATCTGGAAATAAAGGAGAAATGGTAATACATAATCATCCTAGTGGTGGAAATTTTAGTGATAGTGATTTATTATCAACAGCAAGTGATCATAGTGCTGGAATAGTAGCAACTTCTAGTAATACCAATAAAAAAGCAAGATATACATTTAGAAAGAATAAGAATTTTAAATCAAAAGAATTTATTAAAGCAGTAAAGAATGCTAAATGGCCTACACAATTAAGTTATGATAGGGGTGCTGATTGGTGGTTAAAGAAGAACCAAAAGAAATTTGGATATACATATTCACATCAAGGAAGATTCAATGATTAGGGGGTGTTGAAATGGCTAATGAAAACAATTTAATACCAAAAGATTCTAATCAAAGCCGAGAAGAAGCCAGGATAAATGGAAAAAAAGGTGGTATAGCAAGTGGAAAAGCAAAAAGACAAAGAAAAACAATGAAAATGCAATTAGAATTGTTAATGTCATCTAAATTAGATAATCCAGATTTAGAGAAAATAAAGAAAGTACTAACTAAATTTAAAATACCTAAATCAGATGAAAATATACAAATGGCTATGAATGTTTCAATGGTACAGCAAGCTCTAAAAGGAAATACAAAAGCATATGAAATAATAAGAGATACACTAGGAGAAAAACCAGCGGATAAGATAGAGAATATTAATCCACCAGTAATTAACATTGAAAGACCAATAAATAAATGATTAATCCTTATGAATTAATAGCAAGTCATTTCTATGATTTACTAGATGATGTATTAGCATTTAATCATACTCATTATTGGTTAAAAGGTGGAAGAGGTTCTACGAAGTCAAGTTTCATAGGTATAGCAATACCATTACAAATGATGATAGATTCACAAAGAGATTTACCTATATTCTCAAATGCTGTTGTGTTAAGAAAAGTAGGTGATACACTAGCAGACAGTGTATTTACTCAATTATTATGGGGAATAGAAAAGTTAGGAGTATCTAGGTATTGGAAAGCTCAATCAAGCCCATTAAGATTAATATATTTACCTACTGGGCAAGAAATAAGATTTAGAAGTGCTAACAATAAAGAAGATCATAGAAAAATAAAATCAATTAAATTTAAGAAAGGATTTTGTAAATATATATGGTATGAAGAATTAGATGAGTTCTTTGGAATGGAAGAGATAAGAAGTATTAATCAATCTTTATTAAGAGGTGGAAGCGATTATGAAGTATTTTATTCATACAATCCACCTAAGATGTTAGATTCATGGGTTAATACTGAAGTATTAGTTCCAAGAGAAGATAGATTAGTACATACAAGTACATACTTAGATGTACCAGTTGAGTGGTTAGGAGAACAATTCATAATTGAAGCTGAAACATTAAAGAAAACTAATCCACTAGCATATAGAAATGAGTACTTAGGAGAGGCTACTGGAACAGGTGGAGCAGTATTCACAAATATAGTATTAAAAGAAATAAGTGATGAAGAAATCAAACATTTTGATAATATAGCAGATGGAATTGATTTTGGATTTGCAGTTGATCCAGCAGTATATGGTCAGAATTATTTAAATAAGACACGAAAGTGTCTTTTTATTTTTAATGAAATATATGGAATTAATTTATCAAATAGGAAATTATGGGAATTAATTGTTAAAAGAAAAATAGGTAATTCAATAATAACAGCGGACAGTGCTGAACCTAAAAGTATTGATGAATTAAATTCATATGGAACATTAAGAGTATTTGGAGCAAAAAAAGGACCTGATAGCATTGAATATGGAATTAAGTGGTTACAAGATTTAAATCAAATAGTTATTGATCCAGTAAGATGCCCAAATACAGCAAGAGAATTTAAATCATATGAATATGAAAAAGATAGATATGGAAATTTTATAAGTAAGTTCCCAGATAAAAACAATCACACAATAGATATGACTAGATACTCAAGAGAAAGTGATATGGCAATAGGAAAGAAATGGGAATTATCAAATAGGAGGATGTTATAAATGAAAACATATATAGTAGTTACAGATAACTGTGAGAGTTATATAAAAGATGTATTAAATAGCTTATTACCATTAATGGATGATGAAGAATTAATTATATTTGATAATCATTCAACTGATGAAACAGTACCTATTATTGTTGGTGTGATGGGGGATTTATGGTTAGATGCATCACAAAGATATAAATTTTATATCAACACAAAAAAAGAAACAATAGAAAGCACAATAAAGAAAGCTAAATCAATAGCAAATGGAAAGCCAATAGTTATTGATAAAAAAGAAAAATTTGATATAAGCGAGGTGTTAAAAGATGTTGAGAATAAGTGATATAAAAAGTATTACAGATGGAGATATTAAAGTAACAATTCCTAAGTTACTAAAGAAAGTAAATCCAATTTTAGAAAAGAGAAGAAAATTACACGAGATTTATTCAAGAAAAGCAGATGATAGTAAATTAATGTTTTCTGGAAAGAATAGCAAGACAGTTTTAACATTTGAAAAGTTCTTAACTGATATATCAGCTGGATATTTAAGTGGTAAGCCAGTATATTCTGTTACAATTCCAATTGATGATGATCAAAAGAAGATTTTAAAAGAGATTTTAGATAAAGAAGAAAAAGATGATAAGTATAAAAAAGAAATGGAAATACTAATAGACCATATAGTTGGATATAATGATGATGAAACAGAGCATTATAATTTGGTACATGATTTATTAGAAATGACTGGAGCTTATGAAGTTCTTTATGAAAATGAATTTAATGAAATTGTATATGCTAATTATAGCCCATTAACAACTGTTGCACTATGGGATTATAATATACCAGCAAATTTAATAGCATTGGTAAGAGTATGGAATGAAAAAGATATTAATGATAAAACAATAGAAAAATGTGAGATAACAGATAAATATGGAACACATACTTATTCATGTACTGATAATTATAAAGAAGTAAAAGAAGATGATAATGAAAATCATGAGTGGGGTGATGTACCAGCAATAGCAGTTGAAACAGATTTTGCTATATTTGAACCATGTGAGGATGTAATAATAGCATTTGAACAATTAGTTCAAAATATAAGAAATACATTTCAATATAATGATACTGATTGTAAATTAAAATTCGTTGGTTATAGACCTGAAAACTCATTAGTTATAAGTGATTTTGAAAAAGATGCAGAATCAGGAGAAGAAAAAGAAGTAAAAAAAGAGAATCCAGCAAGAAAAATTGAAGATGAATATATTCTTAAAGCAAAAACATTATATGTTCAAGAAAATGGTGATGTTGGATGGATAACTAAACCTCTTGATTCAGCTGGAGCAATAGAGATATTAAAAACATACTTAAATCTAATGTTTCAATTAGCAGGTATTCCTAACACAAATGATTTAGCATTTAATAGTGCTGATTTAAATGCAAGTGCAATTGATAGAAAGTTCTATATTATGAATATGATTACATCATCTGTTATAAGTGAGTTAAAGAAAGCATATAAAAGAAGATGGGAACTAATATTTAATAGAATAAATATAAAAAAATTAACTTCATATGATTTTAGGGATATTGATATTGAACTTCCAAAGAATCTACCAGCCAATGATGATGAGAAGATAGATAGTTCACTTAAATTACAAGGTATTCTTTCAGAACAAACTATTATAGAAAAACTAGGATACAATTATTTAGATGAAAAAAATAAAAAAGATTCAGAGGCAGAAGATAATATGATAGCTAATATTGAAAGAATGCAAATGTTGCAAAGTTCAGGAGCAGATATTGGAGAAACTACACTTCAAGAACAAACAGGAAAAGAAGAAATAGAAACATCAAAGACAAGTGATGAGTTAGTCAAAGAAGCTGAAAAGAATAAAGAACAAGAAGATAATAAGAAAGAAGAACAAGAGAAAGAAAAGTAGGTGTTTTAAATGAATCAAGAAACACTCAAAAAGAGATGGGAGAATATTGATAAGTATTTATTAGATTATTTAAAAGATTATAATAATACTAATAAAAAAACAAGAGATGAATTACAAGATTTATTTAATAGTATAAAAATAGATTATAAAGATATTAACAAACCTATTTCAAATGCTGAAAAGAAAAAAGTTGATAGATTTATAGAAGATTTATTAATGATTGAAGCAATAGGTAGTTATTTTGCTTTCAAGTGTCAACAACTATTAAAAAGAAAGAACATCACATATTTAGAGATGCTAGAGATAATAGTAATGGGAATATATGAAAAAGAAAAATCAAGACTTAAACAATCAAGAGATAAATTATATTTAAATTCTGTAAAAGAAAGTTATAATCAGGGATTAGATGATATTAAGAAGACACATAAAAAGAAAAAGTATGTGTCTTTTAAATTACCTATTCTTTATAATTTACTCAATATTCCTTTATTTAATGCAACAGCAGAAGCATATATAGATTCTTTAGTTATTACACATTCTGATGAAATGCTTAAAAAAATACTATTGTTAATGCAATTAAAAAAAGAATTAAATATAGACAATCCTATATTTATAGAATTGTTAAATAAACAAAGAAATAGATACATCAATTTTAGTGATGATAAAGTAAGTGGAAGTCTAACTAATATAATTGAAAGTTTAGTTAATTTAGCATATTTAGAAGCAGGGAAACAAAATGACATTATTAAATGTAAATTTGTTGCTGAAATGGATAATAAAACAACTAAGATGTGTTCAACACTTAATAATCAAATATTTAGTATCAATGATTGGAATATATATTCAAGATATAGTGATGCAGATAAAAAGAATGTTATATACCATACTTATGGAATGGTACAAGGAGAAAATCTTCCACCAATAAATAATCACTTTCATTGGTGCAGAAGTACAATAACATATCAAATTGAAAAATAAACACTACTTCATGGTAGTGTACTGGTAATATAGGGGCTTTTTTTATGTTTTCTCCACTATATTACTGGTACAGTGCTATGGAGCACTAAAGGACACAGCAATGTGTCTTTTTCTTTGGAATGATTAACCTAATTAATCAAAAAAGTCTGGTTTTGAAAACCTAAATTGAAAGGAGAGATTATGAAAAATAATCAAGAAAAGATGAAGATGGCATTAAATATTCAGTTATTTGCTGAAGAAAGTGATGCGAGTATGGATGGTTCTACCGAAACAGAACAAAAAGTACAAGATGACAATTCAAAAGAAGAAAAAAAGGAAAAAACTTATTCAAGAGATGAAGTTAACAAGATGCTTAATGCTGAAAGAAATAAGTTGAGAAAAGAATTGGAGAAAGAGTTCCAAACTGAGAAATCAGAAGCTGAAAAATTAGCAAAAATGGATACTGAACAAAAACTTAACTATGAACTTGAACAAGAAAAGAAAAGAAATCAGGAATTAACAAGTCAGGTCAATGAACTAACACTTAAAGAAACAGCAAAAAACTATGCAAAAGATAAAGGATTACCTATTGATTACATAGATTTTTTAGATTTTAAAACTGAAAGTGCTGATAGTGTTAAAGAAAAAATTGACAAAATGTCTGGTGTAAGAACAAAAGACTTGGAAGTTTCTCTAAATGAGAGACTAAAACAAAATCCACCTAAAGCAGTAGATGGAAAAAAAGAAACAGAAGATCCTTATCTAAAAGGATTCAAAGATTATTATAAAAAATTAAATTCTAAAAAATAAAAGAGGAGAGTGATAATATGGCTATAAATTTAGCAAAAAAATATAGTCCAGTTGTTGATGAAGCTTTAACAACTGAGAGCAAAAGTTCAATAGTAGTTAATAGTGATTATGATTTTGTTGGTGCAAAGTCAATAGCTATTTATTCAGTAGGCACAGCTAAAATGAATGATTATGGTAGAAATACAGATGGAACAGCAAGATATGGTACTCCAAAAGATTTATCAACTGATATTCAAGAAGAACAAATGGAAAAAGATAGAAGTTTCACATTTGTAATTGATTCAGCAGATGAAGATGAAACACTAGGGGCATTAAATGCTGGTACAGCTCTTGCTAGACAATTAAATGAAGTAGTTATTCCTGAAGTTGATTCTTATGTATATGGAAAGATGGCATCTAAAGCAGGTGCAACAGTGTATGAAGATTTAACAGATTCTAACACTTATGATTCATTAGCAACAGCAAATGCTGTACAAGATGAAGCAAGTGTACCGGAACAAGGAAGAATTGCTGTTTTAGCACCAATGACATATAAACATCTTAAAGCAGATGAAAAGGCAGTTCTTGATACTGATGCAGGTCAAGAAATGAGAACTAAAGGTGTTGTTGGCGAAATGGACGGAACTACAATTCAAAAAGTTAAACAAAGTTTATTAGGAACAGGTGTTAACTATATTTTAGTTCATCCAATAGCAACAACATTCGCATTAAAACTTGCAGAATATAAAATTCATACTGATGCTCCAGGTGTAAGTGGTTCTCTTGTTGAGGGTCGTGTATATTACACTGCATTCGTAAGAAATAATAAGAAAGATTGCATTTATGTATCAAAAACTAAAGCATCTAAGCCAACAGAATCAACAACACCAGATCAAAACGAAACTGGTGATGAACAAGGAACTGGAACAGGCAACTAATTATAAAGAAGCAAAGGAGAAAATAATGAAAAATTATAAAAATATTGAAACTGGTGTTATTTACACAGTAACTACACCAACTTTAATAAATCTTTTTTCAAAAGATCCTAATTATGTTGAACTTAATGGAAAAGAAAAAGATATTAAGCCAAAAACAAAAGGAAACAAGAAAAAAGATAAAAAAGAAAATAGTATAGAAAAAGATACTAATTCAGAACAAAATATAGAAGAATAATGGAGGTGGAATATGGAAATGATTGATATGATAAAAAAAGATTTAGATGTCAATTACCATGATAAAGAAGATGATGTTATAGAAGAAATGTATAAACATTACTTACAAATAGCATCAAATACCTCAAATAGAAATATAAATGATAAATTGTTAATACCTTATGTATATACTGCTGTAAAATCAGCATATCTAAGAAGAGGAAATGAGGGCTCAACTTCAAACAATGAGGGAGGGCTCTCATCTTCATATATTGATATTGAAGATAAACTAAAAAAAGATGTACTAGCTATTAGAAAAGGCGATTTTTAATGAAATTAAAGAACCTATCAATAGTGTATGTATATTCACAAGTTCCAATTAAAGAATATGGAGAAACTACTATTAAATGGCAATATAAAAGCAAATATAAATTAAATGTACAACAAGATATTAATGAATTAGATACAAATTCAGCAGGTATTATTGATTACGATAGGTTGAAAATAAGAAGTGATTACGATATTGATATAGAAAAAAATGATGGTATTTCTTTGTATGAGTTAAATATTAAAGATAAATACATAGAAGAACCACCAAAATATAGAGTTATATCTAATCCTAAAGTAGGAAATACAACAACGATAACATGTGAAATTTATCATGGAGAATAAATATGTTTAATTGTTCTGTCAAAGTAAAAGATAGCAAAAAAAATATAATAGATAAAATAAATAAATCTTTACCAGAAGCGATGGAAGTAGTGATGCAATATGCACAAGAATATGCACTGAAAAATAAAAAAGGTAATAAAGATACAAGTCTTATACCATATGAGATAAAAAGTGATATAAAAGGAACAACTGGTAGATTATATACCAATTTTGATTATGCACCATTTTTAGAGTATGGAACTGGTATCAAAGCTGATGGAACACTACCACATATAGGTAAAACAAAAAAGTTTATTGAAAGTGGTATGAAGATTTGGTATTTACCAAAATCAGTAGCAGATGCTAAAGGAAGAGAATTTAGTCCTCAAAGATTAATTAATATCAATGGGGAATTATATTATGTTATGTTTGCTACACAGCCATATCCATTTATGAGACCAACAGCTTTTAATTTAGAAAGTGAGGCAATAAATATATTGGCAAGAGAAATAGCAAAAAGGATAGGAAGTTAATTATGTATGAGTTAGATATTGAGAATTTCACAAAATTTGTTATTAGTAAAGTTGAAACTTTAAATGATAATATCATCTTAAGTAATCCAGATGTATCAGAAGAGTTCCCATGTGGAGTTGTAAGTAATCCTATGGAAACTATAAAAAGAACAGAAGATAATTTTCCTATATATAAAAGATTTTCAATCACTATTGAATGGTGGACTAATTCTAAATATGAAGCAATGGCATTATTTCAAAAATGTAATATATTGTTAAGAAGTATGAACTTTGCTTTAAAAGGAACACCAATAGATTTATATGATGAAATAACTAAGAAACATAGATATGGTGGAAGATACGAAGTAAATTATAATGGTATAACAAATTCATTTGAAAGAGTAATTTAAGCACGAAAGTGCTTTTTAATTTAAAAAGGAAAGGAATGATAAAATTATGAAAAATGGAGAAACTCCAAAAGTAAGTACACTAAGTACATTATGGTATTCAGAATCTTTAGCAGGAGATAGAACACAAGTAGCTTATGTTCAAGAAATACCACCACTTAAATCAGCAAAAGAAGCAATTACATACAATGCTCTTGATTTAGATGAGGAACAACAAGCAAAAGGTAGTAGAAAAGCTGAGACATTAACAATCCCACTTTTATTTACTGAAAAGCAACATGATACATTAAAAACTCTTGCTGATAGTGATAAAGAGTACTACTGGTTTATTAAATTACCAGAATCAACAGCTCAAACTACTGATAAACCTATTGTATTTAATTTTACAGGTGCATGTGATTTAGGACTAGATACAATAGCAATAGATGATCTATTAAAAGAGAATTTAACTATTTATAGAAGTTCAGCTGTAAATGAAACTAAAGGATTCCCTACTTCTGCTGAGCCAGGAGCATAGGGTTTCCTATTTTTTTTAATAAAGTAAAAATGAAAAGGAGAAAATAATATGATTACATTAATTAATAAAGAAAAAGAATTCAAACTTGTTCCAAGAACAAGAAAGGTAGTTGACTTAACAGAAAGGTTAAAAACAAAAAACTTAAATGATTTAATTTTTAATGGATTAAATAATGGAGATTTAAAAGTATTAGCAGAGCTACTTAAAGCATTTGCAGAAAACGAAGATGGATCTTCAGTTTTTTCATCACTAAATACTGCTTATGATTTCATAGATGAATGGATGAGAGAAAATAAACAAGATTATAAGGAATTATATAAAGTTGTAATAGGAGTTACAAATGAAATGGGTTTTTTCAAGGAAAAGATGACAGAGGAGGAACTAAACTCAAGAATCAAGAATCCAATCCCTATAATCAATATTCAGGAATTAATGAACAACTCAGCTCAAAAGTTTATGGATCAAATGGCAGAAGAAGAGTTCAAGGGATACAAAGGTTAGATTATATAGATCTAATCTATGATATAGAACCTTATGCATATAAATTTGGAATGAAACCTTATGAATTTTGGAATAGTACATATAGAGAAATTTTTACATTTGTAAATTCCAACTCTTTGCAAAGAGAAGAAGAATATAAAAAAGAAATTATATTATTTGATGCATTAGGCGAAAAGCTATTAGGTGTATTAGCTACTAGACATCCTAGAAATGTAAGTTTAGTGAGAAATACATTTAAAGAATTATTCAAAGAAGAATTAAATCCCTCAAAAGGTCAAACTATTGAAGAACAAATAAGAATTTTAAGAAGTATGAAATAGGAGGGAATTATGGATAATCAAGTTATTCAAGAATTAGAAATAATTATTAAAACACAGGTTGAACAAGCAAGAAAAGAAATAAAGAGTTTCAAAAAAGAAGCATCTGGTTATGCAAAAGATATTTCTAAAGAAATGAATAAAGGATTTGAATCAACAAATTTTGGAGAAACATTTAAATCCATGTCTCCTGAAATAACTAAAGTTAGAGATAGAATAATTGAACTTAAATCAGTAATTGGTTGGTTTTCAAAGCAAAAAGAAATAAGTCTCTTCCAACAAGACAAGCTAAAAGAGTATAAAAAAGAATTAGAAAACTTGATGGAAATCGCAAATGATTTTAATAGTAGAGTTGTAAAAGTTACTGAAATCAGTGGTGGCAAAACGATTAAATATGATATGGATTATGAATCTGGAAAAATAGTAAGTGATATAGAGGAAATACAACATATATATGATGAAAATCCAATTGAAATTCCAACTATACTTGAAAATCCTGTACAGGATACACCAATCAATAATATCAATAAACCATTACAAAACAACACAGCATCAAGTAGCAGTGAGCCACTTGTAGCAGATAAAGAATCAGTATCAAACATAGATAAGATTAGAAATGCTTTAAAAGAAGCACATGAAGAAATGAAAAAAATAAGAGATGAAGCAGGAATAAGTGAAAGCTTAGGGCTTAATCCTTATGAAGTAATGTCATATGGTGATTCATTTAAATTACTTGCTAGTGATATTGGTCAAACATTTCCGGTTATAGCTGAATTCAAACAAATGGTGGAGCAAAATTTAAATGGTGATTTTGGAGATTCATTATTGCAAAAAGGTGCAAGTGCATTTTTAACTTTAAAAAATAATGCAAGTGAAGCAATAAATACAGTCAAAGAAAAATTTAGCGATTTTAAATCAAGTGCTTCATCAGCTTTTGGATCAGTAAAAGAAACAATTGGTGGTAAACTATCTCCAATAACAGGACAATTTAAAAACATAAAAAACTATGCAACAGGAACTTTTAATAAAATCAAAAATGATATGAAAACAATGGTTGATAATACACCATTAAATAAATTAAAAGGAATAATAGATAAATTAAAAGAAGTAAAAAATGAATCTAAAAAAGTTAAATCTTCTGGAAAAAATATAGGAAGTGGCTTTAAATCATTTGCGAATGATATAGGTAAAGGATTTACTAATGGAATAAAATCTATTAAGAAATTCACATTATCTTTATTAAGCATAAGAACTGCATTTAGTGCTATAAGTAAGGCAAGTCAAGCATATTTAAGTTTTGACGAAACATTAAGTAATGCAGTCCAAAACTGTTGGAATGTTTTAGGAAGTTTATTAGCACCAATAATTGAGTATATAGTTAATTTATTTACTAAGTTAGTTAGTGTTATAGCAAGTTTTGTAAAAGCATTATCCGGTGTTGATTTGGTTGCTAGAGCAAATGCAAAAGCTCTTGATAAACAAAGTAAATCAGCGAAAAGTGCATCACAGTCTTTAGCTGGTATAGATGATATTGATACATTACATAGCAATAATGGTTCAGGTGGAGATTCTACACCATCACTATCAACATCAAATATAGATACAGGACCTATTGATGAATTTGCAAAGAAGATTAAAGACTTATTTAGTACTATATTTGAACCTATGAAAAGTGCATGGGAAACAACAGGACCAAAAGTTATAGATAGTATAAAACAATCATTTGAAAGCATCAAAACAACAATCGGAGATGTTGCAAATAGTTGGTTAAGTGTATGGACAAATGGAACTGGAGAAGAACTATGTAACAATATGTTAATAATCATAAGTCAAATATTTGATTTTGTAACAGGATTATCAACAGCATTTGATGAAGCATGGAATCATGCTGGAGCAGGAACAACATTTATTCAGTCTAGCTATGATGCTGTTAACAATTTATTTGGAGCAGTAGAAAAAATAAATAAGAGCATCTTAGATATATGCAATAATGGTACACTTCAAAAAACATTCAGTTATTTAATAAATATATTTACTAATATAAATAAAATATTTGGTCAAATATTTGAATCTATTGGAAATGCATGGGCTGAGGGAGACTCAGGAACGAAAATATTCCAAAATGTCGCAGACACTATTAATATTGTTTTAGATTTTATTGATGATGTTACTAATTCCTTATTAGATTGGGTAATTAGTGATGGCTTTCAACAAGCATTAAATGCAATATTTGATGTGATTGAGGATATATCTCAAATTGCAAAACAATTCGCCGAATGGGTTAAAACAATGTATGACAAATATATTAAACCTGTAATAGAAGATAAACTATTACCAGCCATAGATGAAATTATTACTTGCATAGGAGATGTATGGAAAGCTGTTAAACCAGTTGTTGATAAGATAATAAAAACTATTGAAAATTATTTAGAACCTATAATAAAAGATTTAGCAAAATTAATTGGTGGACTTATAGATATTATTAGAGGAATTGCTCAATTCATTTCTGGTGTATTTACTGGAGATTGGAAAAAAGCATGGAATGGAATTAAAAAGATTACATCTGGAGTATGGGATTCAATAAAAAGTGCTACTAAAACAGTATGGAATTCTATATGGGGTGTAATTAAAGGTGTTATAAACACTATTATTTGGGGTATGGAAAAAATGGTTAATGTTGTAATAAAAGGATTAAATGCAATATTAACTCCACTTAGAAAAGTTGGAAATGCAATTCTTAAAGCAGTTGGTATTGAAAGTTTTAGTTTTACAAAGATACCTGATGTTTCATTACCTAGACTTGCTAAAGGAAATGTTGCAACTAAGCCAACAAAAGCAATATTTGGAGAATATGCAAATGCAAGAAGCAACCCAGAAATAACATCCCCAGTAAGTCTAATGAAAGAATCATTTAGAGATGTTTTAGATGGTTATGAATTAGGCGGAACGAGATTTGATACATTGAAGATAGATGTTGCAGGTAAAAACTTTTACGATGATACCATTGATTACATCAATGATAAAAGTGAAAGAAATGGTGTATCAGTTATAAAGGAGGTGTAATATGGTATGGAAATGTAAGGGAGAAACTCAAAAGTCTCCCTCTTCTTTTAAAATAAATGCTGATGATATAGATATAGATAGTTATAGATCAACTTCATCAGCAAATTTAATTGATAAGACATTAGCAAAGGGCATGGTAAAGTGCTCTTTTTCATGGGATTATTTAACAGAAGAAGAAGCAGAGCACTTGATGGCTTTAACATGGGAAAATCCAATGAAATTAGAAATAAAATGTCCTATATTAGGTGGCAAAACACTTACTGCTGATTTCAGGTGTGCTAAACGAAGTTTAGATATGATTTCAACTGATTTAGTAGAGCAAAGCCAAGCTACACGATGGAAGTTATCATTCACATGTTCTCAAAAAAAGAAAGTGAGTGGGCAATAATGGCATATACAACAAGTGCAAAATATAAAAATAAGATTTACGATGAAAATTCATCTCAATATTTAGACTTTTATATTGGTAATGAAAAAATTAATAGAGATTATGTTAAGAGTATGAAATATGATGATGGCATTTTTGAGGGAGATTCTTTTTCATTAGGAAGTGCAATTATAAGTTCTTTTGAAATTGTTTTAAGCAATGAAATATTTGATGACTTTGAAACAATTGATGAATTTAAAGTAAATTTTACATTAGAGTTAGATGATGGAGAAGAAATAATTCCATTTGGTAATTATATAGTAAAAGAAAAAGATAGTAGTTCAGGAGACTATACAAAATTTAAACTATATGATTATATGAGCAAATTTGATGCTTTATTTGATGCTAGTTCATTAGTTCCATGTACACGATATGAATTATTGAAAGCAATATGTGATGAATTTGATGTTGAGTTAGCAAACGAAAGTATCTTAAATGGAGACATAATAGTTAATAGTTATGATAATTCATTCTCTGCTAAAACATATATATCACTAATTGCTGAAAGAGCGGGCAGTTTTGCAAAAATTACCAGAGATAATAAATTAATATTAAAAAGATTTGATGAAGTTGATGAATACGATTTACCAGAAGATATAGCAGGAGATTATACAACAAATGATTTAAAAACGATAACAGGTGTAAGGTATCAAAATGCAGTAAGTGATTATGAATATGGAAACGAAACTGGAGAAGTAGTTCAATTGTCGCAAGATAGTTTATTTACATGTACAGAAGAAGAAGTGCAAAATATATACAATGTATTAAATGGAATCAGTTACCAAACATTAGAAATCAAATTATGGGGTGATCCAGCTATTGATACAGGAGATATTATTAAACTAGGAAATATTAAAACTTTTGCACAAATGAGCTGGGAATTTGGAAATGGGTTTTATGGAACTTATAAAACAATTTTAAATAAAGCTAATAGTTCTTTACCAGTTCAAAAATTGTCTTCAAAAAAACAAATGAAAAGGATTCAAGCAGTTCTTGATGAAGTAAATGGAAAAATAATATTATTATCGCAAGATGTTGAAGAATATGATTCAAAAATTGCTGAAATAGAATTAGCAACAGATGGAATAAATACAACTGTTAGTAACATAATTGATTTAACAGATCAAGCTAATAATAATATTGAAAATTTATCAAAGTTAGTGGACCAGAAAACAAAAGAATTAAATGATTTATATAATAATTTAAATAATACCGTTGATGTTAATTATGCTGAATTACTAAAAGAATTAGCTAATAAAGCAGATAATGTTGATTTAAGTAATCTTGAAATTAAGTATTCAGAAGAAATTAAGAATACTTACAAAAAAGAAGAAATACAACAAATAATCAATGGAATGGGTTATTGCTTAACAGATGATTTAACTTTTCAAAAAGATAAAAAATACTATGTTAAAGATAATAATAATTATGTTATATATACTAACTATCAAGTTGGAGACAATATTCCATTAGATGATAATAATAAGAATGTAACAATATATGAATATGTATCAGTAACATCTATCGTATCAACAGAATCAAAATTTGATAAAGATGGTATGAGATATTCAAAAAGTAATAAAGATACTTCTACAATAATTAATTACAAAGGATTAGAAGTAGATAATTCAAATCAAGAAGAACTATTATTTGCTGGAATTGATGAAGATGAGAATAGTAAGACAAAAGGAGATTCAATTGTTAGAACTAATAATTTAAAAGTATCAACTTATTGTGAAGTAGGTGTTCATGGAAGATTTGAAGAATATGAGAATGGAGTTGGTTTTTTTATAATATGATGAAGTTAAATATTCAAATGTTTGCTGAGCAAACAATATTAAATAAAGTTAAATCAACTGGTGGTTCTCCATATGCATATTACACAATTACTGCTACACCAAGTAATAGAAAACTAGACTCAGTTGATATTACAATTAAAGCAACTGGTAAATTAGCGAGTAGTTCTTCCTTTTTAGGTAAAGGTGGAACAATGGGATTACGAGTTTATCCAACATTTGTAGGGAAAGAATCTAGTGATTACATTGAATTAAAAGCAACTGATACCTCATGGAGTGGAACAACTTCACATAGTGTTAGCAAAAAATATACTATAACAGGGTTGTCAGTTCTACAAACTTCAATATCAAACATTAAAGTAAGGGTATCAAGAACAGGAAGTGCAAGTGAAGATTATTCACAAGGTGCATCTTTAAAATCAACTTCATGTTCAAATATATCAATTGAATCAGCATCAGCTCCAAGTGTATTAAATAGTATTACTAGTCCATTTAAAATAAATGGTTCATTTACACCAAGTATAACTAAATACTCATCATCATTCTATGATATTATGTATGTTAAATTAGGTAATACAACTATCAAAACAATAGAAGATGTAAAAAGTGGAAGTACATATAGTTTTACAGAAGAAGAAAAAGAGCTTTTATATAGTTTATTTGCAACGGATACAAGTAAAACTTTATCATTTAGTATAAATACATATGTTGATAATAATAAATCAACCTTGTTAGGAACATCAAGTAAGGATGCAATATGTAATTTAAATAGTTCATATTTATTAAGTGTTACAAATGAATTTAATATAATAGATTCATTTACTATTAAGATAAATAATGATGGCTTATATGATATACTAACGATTAAAGATTCAAGTGGAAATTTAATTAAAACAATAGAAGATGTAAAAAGTGATACTCAATATAGCTTTACAGAAGCAGAGAAAAATATAATTTATAGCAAAATAGGTACAAGTTCATATATGAATTTGTATTTTTATTTGACAACTAAATCAGCAAGCAATGGTTACTCTGTTGGAAGTACACAGTCATTAACTTCAAAATGTAACTTAAATGTGTCATCTTTAAATGATGCACTGATTACTATTGAAAATGATGGAACGACTAAAATTACACCAAGTATAGTTAATCAAGGTTTATATGATATACTTAATATTAAATATAAGAATACAATTATTAAAACAATAAATGATGTTAAAAATAATATAACTTATCAATTTACTAATGAAGAAAAAAATACTCTTATTAGTCAATTTGAAAATAATAGTAGTATATCTTTGACATTAGAACTATCTTATAAATCAGCAAGTAATGGTTATCAAATTGGATCACCTAAAAGTATTAGTAAAATTTGTTATTTACCAGATTATTCATTAGTACTAACAGCTAGTTTCTCTGATACAAGTGAATATGACAAATATATCTTAAATAAAAATAAATTAATAAGATATTTATCAAAACCTAAGATGGTATTTAGTGCTGAATCTAGTACCAATAATTGTTATGGAAATACAATTAGTTATTATGTTAATAATGAAGTAAAAACTAGCCCATATCAATTAAATAATTATAACGGCAATAATTATACAATAAAAGCAAGTGATGGAAGAAAAACTGCTATAAATAATCTTATTACTACTGAAAATCTTATAAATTATCAATATCCATCAATAAAAAGTGTAAAAGTAACACGACCATCAGCAACTGGTGGAAACATTGAAGTAGAAATATGTGGAAATTATCATGAAGATTTAGTTAATTTGAAAAATTTAGAAAATACTGTATTAAAATTTTGGTATCAAGAAAAGGATGATACATCATCTTATCAAATAGCAAATGATTTTGAAATAACTACATCCAAAGATGAATCAACTAATATAGTATCATTCACAGCAACTAAAACATTTAACAAAAATGGGAATGAGTTTAATTATAAGAAATCAGTAGATTTTAAAGTAGAGTTTTCTGATAAATTAAATGTTTCCATTGAAGCAATCAGTGGAACATTAAAAAAAGGTCAACCTGCATGGAACGCATATTCTAATAGTGATGATGATAACGTTATGGTTATTAATGGATTGTTAAATGTAAAAGGTAAAACAACAATTGATGATTCAGTTACATTAAAAGAAAAAGTAATAGTGAATAATTCTATTGAATTAAATGGTAAAGCAACAATAAACAATACTTTAGATGTAAGTGGTAATTCAACTTTAAGTGGAGCAACATCAATAAATAATACATTGGATGTAAGTGGTAAAGCAACTTTAAATGGAACAACAGTTATTAATGAAAAACTAAATGTAACAGGAGAAGTAACATTGGGTAGCAATGTTAAAGTTACTGGAAATATCAATAGTGGTTCAATAACTAGTAGTTCAATAATTGCTAATGGAGACATAAAAGCAACTGGGCAAATAAAAATGAATGATAATTATTGCTTAGGATTTAGCATGATTGGAACTTATGATGAAACAGAAGAAACATAAAGGAGGAACATATGAAAAAGGTATTGACAAGCATTTTTAAAAATGCGATGCTTATACATACATACATACATACATACATACATACATACATACATACATACATACATACAGACAGGAAGGAGGGCTTATATAGCCAACTTCCTAAACGAGAAAAGAGGTGGGATAGCTATTTAACTATTTCATCTTCTTTAGGTGGTTGCTATGGCGGTTAAATCAATTTACAAATTAAATATTGAAAGAATTACTTCTGATTCAATAGTACACAAAAAGTTAAATAATTATATTAATTTAAAAAAATATTTAGATAATTTAGAAAATGACATAGAAGAAAAATTAAATTATCAAAAAGGTGACACTTATACTATTAAAGATAGATCATATGTTACTGTTGGTGGAAGCTTGACTGCTGGAAAAGGTCAAATAAGATTTGGTATTTTTGTACCAAAAAAATTAACTAATATAAGTAAAATAACGGTTAACTCAGCAAAAATTACTGTTAGAAACACATCAGGTTCATATATTCTTGATTATGTTGATGTAACAAATAATGTTTCTGCATCAAAATCAGGAGATAATGCAATTTATTTATCTTATGGTGAGAGTAATATGAGTGGAACTAATAATACACCAGTTTCTGTTGAAATTGGAGCATTAATTTTAACGTTTAATTAAATTGATTTAGCTAAAAAGATATGGCAATAAAAAATATATATGAATTAAATAATGATAGAATAATATCCAATTCAATAGTTCATAAAGATGGAGATAATAATTATAAAAATTTATCTCTTTTATTAATTGAAATAGAGAATAAACTAAATAAGTTATTAAATAATAAAGTAGTATTATTTACAGGTAGCACAAATGGTGCAATTACTTTAGAAAAAAGTGTTGAAAAATTTAAATATATTGAAATTTTTTATTCAGATAATGATGAAACGTACTCCAGTGTAAAAGTATTTGAGCCAAATAATAAATATGTGGATCTAACTACTCTTGCAAGATGGGGTAGTACTTTTTATATAAAACAAAAAAGAATTTTAATATCAGGTGAAAAAATAACAAATGGTAACACAACAGAAGTACAGTTTAAAGACACACCTAAAAACACGATAAATACTACTGCTAATAATATAATTATAACTAAGATAATTGGATATACAGAATAAATAGTTAAATAGCCATAATTATGGCGACTAAATCAATTTATAAATTAGATAATGAAAGAATCACATCTGATTCAATAGTTCATCAACTTGAAGATGACTCTTATAAAAATCTGAAAGAATATTTAATACCAAGTACAATGTATGAAATGATTAAAGAGTATATTAAACCTGCTGTATTATATAATGATGCATCAGGAACTAATAGTACTATAACACTAAATGATAGTGCTACAAATTATGAATATATAGAAATTATATTTAGAAATAATGACAATTCGTACCAAAGTACCGGTAAGTTATATAATGCAAATGGGCATACTATTTATTTAATTAGTGTTGGTGTTAATAGCAGTGGCAAGAGTTGGTTAAAGGCAACGGAAGTGACACTGAATGGCAATAAAATTACATTTAGCAATAATTATAGTGAAATTGCTTTAACAAACGGTAGTTCAGTATCAATTGAACACAGAAATTCAAATTACATTACAAGAGTACTTGGTTATAAATAAGAAAGGAGGCATAATGAGTGAAGAAGTAAAAGAATTGTCGCTCGCTCTTTTTCAATATGGTGGAACAGCAGTTATGGCTGTTCTTTTTGTTGTATATCTCTTTAATGATAGGAAAGACAGAAAAGAAAAAGAGGTAGAAGAAAAGGAAGATAAAAAGCAAGAACGAGAAGCTAATAATGCAATTCTTAAAGAATTGTCAGTAAGTAATAGAAATATTGCTGAATCTTTAAATTTGCTTAAAACAAGTATGGATAATACTAATAACGAATTTAAGCAACACGATGAGAGAGCTATTAAAAGTTTTCAAAATATACATGAAGATTTATTAATTTTAAAAGAAAGAAAATAGGAGGAAAAAATTATGTTATTTAAAAATTCAAAATTATATGATGCACTAAAATGGGTGGCTTTAGTAGGACTAAATGCTTTAGGAGTGGCTTATGAAAGTTTGAGCCAAGTATGGAATTTACCTTTTGGAGATGAAGTAGCTAAAACTTGCAGTATTCTAGCATTATTAATAGGTACTTTAATTGGTGTAAGTTCTTATAAATACAATAAAGCTGAAGTTGATACTGATGATACAGAAGATGATGAATTGCTAGAAGAAAGAGAGGAATAATTATGACTAAAATATATGAAGTAGTTGTTGAAAAGCCAAGAATAACATCTTCTTTTGGTTATCGTATTGATCCTATTACTGGAAAGAAAAAATATCATAATGGCTTAGATGAAGTTTCTAAAGTAAAAAATAGAAATTTATATGCTATTGATACAGGATATGTACAAAAGACTGTAACAGGTCAAGACAAATCTAAAACTGGATATGGTAACTATATATGGGTTCGTTATCCTAGATATAATTTATCTTTATTGTATGCACATTGTAATAAAGTTTTACTTAAAAAGGGAGATAAAGTTAAAAAAGGAGATGTAGTTGCTATAATGGGTACTACTGGTAAATCAACTGGTGTACATTTACATCTTGGAATGACAAGAATAGGTTCTAATACATGGTTAAATCCTGTAAAATACGATATGTTATCTGACAAATATAATTTAACTAGAACACTTAGAAAAGGTTCTAAAGGTAATGATGTTAAGAAGCTTCAAAAAGAAGTTGGAACTAAAGCAGATGGAATCTTTGGAAATAATACTAGAACAGCTGTAATTAAATTTCAAAAAAATAATAAATTAACTGCTGATGGAATAGTTGGAAAAAATACAGCACATGCATTAGGTTGGACTTATAAAGGAAAATAAATTATAATTAATTTATGAGTAAGGTTACCAAAGAAAGAAAAATTCAAATTTTAAAAAATAAAATTGATTTTTGTGAAAAGAAAAATAAACACAAAAAGATAAAAGAAGAGTTAAAAAAAGAGTTAGGTAAATTAGTTAATAACTAGTTCTAACTCTCTTTTTTTATGCTATAAATAATTTTCTTTAAATATATCAATAAAATTTAAATAAGGATAATTAATATTAAAAAGAACTTGACCTTTTTTATGCAAACTATCTATCAACATTATATCATTATGACATTTTCTATGATGTTTATTACATACTGGAATAAATAATTTATATTTTATAGAGTTGCTTCTGTTCTTTCCATAAAATACTTCATGAAGATGTTCTTTTTTATTATCACAAAAATAACATTTATTTAAATTGTTAGTAAATAAAGATTCAACTCTGCTATTATCTAATTCTTTTTGATATTTTGATTTTTTTATTAATTCCTTATATTTTTTATATTCTATTTCTTCACATTTACAATATACTGATACCTTTTTATTATATTTTAAGCATAAGCCATATTTAGTTCCTTTTTTGGATCTTATCCTTAAATATATACATTTATTTATCATAAAACACACCTCCAACACACTTTTTTTAAAAAATAATGTGCAATAGTGTGAATTAGGTATTGACAAAGTGCTATATTATGCTGTAAAATTAATCTTGGTTTCTGGGAGATAATCCCAACTGAAGCCACCATTTTGTTAAATGAAGCAAATGCAAAAACAAAGTATTTAAGCGATTCCGACGGGAATTTAAACGCGCTCATAGCTCAATTGGATAGAGCATTTGACTACGGATCAAAAGGTTATGGGTTCGACTCCTATTGGGCGCACCATTAGATCGGGAAGTGGCTCAACTTGGTAGAGCATTTGGTTTGGGACCAAGGGGTTGCAGGTTCAAATCCTGTCTTCCCGACCATTAGAAAATAAAAACTTGCAATGCAAGTTTTTTTATTTATTGATTTTTTCATAAATAAAAGAAAAATCTTTATAATAAATAACAAAATTAACGCCATGATATCTTATGTTGTCTAAACTATATAGTACAATATTAAAATTTATCGAGATTATACCATCTTCAATTGCTTTAATTAAAAAAATTGGTTTTTTAAATCTATAAAATATCATATCACAATAATTAATATATTTTTTTCCATTTATATTTTTTTGCATATAACTAATATAGGCTAAATTTTTAAGCTTGTTTTCAACTATTTCGTACAGCTGTTCAAAACTCCAGTAAAATTTTGTACATATGATTTTGTTCTTATAAAATACACATAAATAAATTTTTTCCCATTTATAAGATACTTTTAACATAAATCCGTATCCACTTTTGCAGTATTTTATTTTATTACTTTTAACGTTAATTGAAAGTTTTTTAATTCCATTATCACAGGTATAACCAAAGTTAGTAATCAAATAACTTATAGAATCTTCAAATGACTTATTGTAAATTTTAGGAAAAGAACTGAAAAGTGTTATAGGATAACTATTATACGGAGAAGAAACCTTTAATTCTATTCCAAAAAAGTCAGCAAAACATTTATTATCTAATTGCTTATTGATTAAATTTTCAAACAATTTACCAGCAGCACCGCTATCATAATAGCACGATTCTATATACCTTCGTGCTTTAATATCATTAAACAAATTTCTAAGATAATCAAAAATATCATTCATACTTTACCTCCTAACTAATTATTAAGATAAAAAAATCAAAAACACTTCAACTTTAAGTAAATTAATTGTTAAATTTAACTAAATACCTGAAAAAACGCAACATAAGTGTTATCATAGATATATGAAAAGTATAATGAGTGAAATAAAATCAAATGGCAACGAAATAATTCGCGACAACAATTTTTTAATTGTTGCATTTCAAAATCGCTTATCATGTAGAATGATAAAGATTTTTGAAAAATATAATATTCCATTTAATAAAAATATAATAAATAAAAGTATCGATGAATATTTAACAAATAACATGATTGAAACAAGTGAAGAGGTAATTGATAAATATATTGAATTACTTAAAAATTATGAAAAAATAATGCAAGATTATGTAACAAGAAAGATAGAAACTGAAGTTATAAAAAAGGCCACTTCAGCTTTTGTTGAAAAAATATCAAACAGAAACAAAGAAAATTTTACAATAAATATGAGTGCAAATTTTATAGAAAATATAAAATCAATGATTTTTGTTTATGATAACAGAGATTTAAATAATGATATATTGTCAAGGATAAATGACGATACTAAAGAAATAATAGATGAAATTAATAGGAATAATTTTAACTATGTTATTGAATCGATAAATATGATAATTAAAAACATTATAAAAAACGTTTAAAATAGAGAGGAAAA